AAAAACCCTTATAGATATATTAGGAAAAATATATCAAATTGAATGGTAGTTAAAATTTCTCGTGCATTTAAGGACATTAGTTTGTCATTTTCGAAGCATCCTGTCACAAATGATGTGATTGTGCTGAAAAATGAAGATGCAATCAAGAAATCGGTTGTTAATTTATGTCGAACACGCATAAACGAGAGATTTTTTAACGAATTATTAGGTACATCAATTGAAGATTCGTTGTTTGAAACGAATTTGAATGATATTTCATCATTTTTAGAGAGAGAAATCACTGTTTTACTTGAAAACTTTGAACCAAGAATCAATTTAACAAATGTATTTGTTGATTCTTTAATAGATTCGAATGAATTACAGATTAGAATTCAGTATGATATCACAGGATTACCATTTCCAACACAAAATATCGAATTTTTACTTCAACCGACTAGGATATAATGTCATTTACACAGTTCACTAACCTTGATTTCAATACCTTGAGGGCTCAAATTAAAGATTATTTGAGATCCAACTCAAACTTTACTGGTTTTGACTTTGAGGGATCTAATTTCTCCATATTAATTGATACTTTAGCATATAATTCTTATATAACTGCATATAATACTAATATGGCTGTCAATGAATCTTTCATTGATAGTGCAGTTTTACGTGAAAATGTTGTTTCACTAGCAAGAAATATAGGGTATGTACCAAGATCTACAAAATCAGCAGTTGCACAAATTAGTTTTACAGTCAATACTGCGGGTTTAAACGCAAGTAGTGTAAGATTAAATGCAGGTATAGTTGCATTAGGATCAATTCAAGGTGGAAATTTCATATTTTCGATTCCAGAGAGTATATCAATTAGTCCATCTAGTTCAGGAATTGCTAGTTTTAATAATATTTCAATTTTTGAAGGAACATATTTAACAAAAACCTTTGAAGTTGATAGTTCTCAAACAAATCAAAGGTTTATTCTTCCAAATCAGAACATAGACACCTCTTCAATTCGTGTTCAAGTTAGTGAAAATGGTCAATCATTAGCTTATAATCAATTTACTAACATATTTGACGTTGACTCTACTTCAAGATTGTTTTTAGTTCAAGAAGTTTCCGATGAAAGATACCAAATTATGTTTGGTGACAATATTTTAGGTCGAAAACCAAAAAATGGAGCAATAATTACAGTAAGTTACATTACCACAAATGGAAAAGATGGTAATAATGCAAGTAATTTTAGTTTTTCTGGAAGATTAACATACTTTGATGGTGGTACTAAACAAATTAGAAGTAATATATCCACCATAAGCACTCTACAACCATCAGAAAACGGAGATTCGATAGAATCTATAGACAATATCAAATATCTTGCTCCAAGAGTCTATGCATCGCAGTATAGGGCAGTTACACCCAATGATTATACGAGTTTAATTCCGTTTTTGTATCCAAATGTTGAGTCAGTAACTGCGTATGGTGGTGAGGAACTTGATCCACCTGAGTTTGGTAAGGTTTATATTACCGTTAAACCAAAAAATGGAGAATTTTTATCTGCTGTAACTAAAGATTCAATTAAGAATGATTTAAAAAAATACACAGTTGCAGGAATTAAACAAGAATTTCTAGATTTAATGTATTTGTACGTTGAATACAACACAACGGTCTCATATGATACTGGTTTTATCTCAGATAAACTAAATTTACAGTCTAGAATTGCTTCAGCAATTGAAACATACGGTAAGTCTGCAGATATTAACTCTTTTGGTGGAAGATTAAAGTATAGTAAATTATTATCTGTTATTGATGGAGTTGATACTGGAATAACTTCAAATATCACAACTATTGTTATGAGAAGAAACTTAGTTCCTCTGTTTAATCAACTTGCCACATACGAAGTTTGTTATGGAAATCAATTTCATGCCGATTTAGAAGGATTTAACGTTCGTTCATCTGCATTTAAAATAAGTGGAGTTGATGGTGATTTATATTTGACTGATTTTCCAAATTCTGATCAGGCAACAGGAACAGTCAAATTTTTTAACATTAAAAATGGAATTATTAACTATGTTAATCAAAACGCTGGAACAATTGATTACTTAAAGGGTGAAATAAATTTATTTCCAGTAACATTTACATCATCAAACCTAAATAATCGAATTGAAATTGAAGTTACTCCAGAATCTAATGATATTGTCGCAAAAGAGAATCTTTATATAGTGCTAGATACTAAGGGAAACAGTAAGTTAAATTTACTAGAGGATGTGATAGTTTCAGGTTCTAATAGATCAGCAACTAAGTATGTTGCACCATCTAGTTTCATCAGCAACAAAAAATATACAAGATAAGAAATGTCTGATAAAAAAGTTAAAATTTCAAATATTCTTGGTACCCTAATACCAGATTTTATACAAGCAGATAATCCTTTATTTAAAGAATTTCTAACTCAATACTATGAATCTGAGGAACGTGAGTATGGATCTACATACCTATCTGAAAATTTACCATCTTTTAAAGAAATATCAACTTTATCAAATATTTCTTTAGTTGAAAACCAAACGGTAACTTTACCAAATTCAACTAAACCCATATCTCCAATTACTTTAACAAATGATATTTTTGCATTTGATGATGTTATTGATGTAAGCACAACTGAAGGGTTTCCAGACAAATATGGACTTTTAAAAATTAATGATGAAATAATTACATATACTAGTAAAACATCTACATCATTTTTGGGATGTGTTCGTGGTTTTAGTGGTATATCAAATATTAAATCAGTAGGTAATCCTGAATTTTTAATATTTAGTGAAACAGAAGCAAATTCACATGATGCAAATACAGTAATTATCAATTTAGGTTTTATTTTTATATCAGAATTTTATAAAAAATTTAAACGTCAGTTTTTAGTTGGACTAGAAGAAAAACAATTTACAAATGGTTTAAATGTAGAAAATATTTTATCGAGAGCTAGAGATTTTTATGGTTCAAAAGGAACTGATACATCATTAAAAATACTTTTTCAAATTTTATTTGGAAAACAGGTTGATGTGATAAAACCTTTTGATTATACTATAATGCCATCTGAAGCTGACTGGGATGTAACAGATGATATTATAGTTGAAACATTAGTCGGTGATCCAACAAAATTAATTGGATTAACAATATATGAAAATTCATTTATTAATCCCACTGCTACTGGTTCAGTATCAAATGTTGAGTTTAAGTTTATAGGAAATAAAAAATACTATAAAATATCTTTTTCAAAGGATACCATAACTAATGGTTTTACAGTACCATCAAAAACAAAGGTATTAGGGGCTGGATCTACAACTGAAGTCATTACAGTAGACTCTACAATTGGATTTGGAGAAGATGGTAATTTTTTCTATAAAGATGCTGATAACATTTATCGAAAAGCAACATATACTTCAAAATCTAGTAATCAATTTTTTGGATGTGTTGGAATTACGACTGTATTAGTAGAATCTGATTTAATAATTGATGGTAATTCTTTATATGGATATGAGGATAATGATTTAACTAAAATTTGTCAGATGCGACTTGTAGGATCAATATCAGAAGCTTCTGATAATAAAAATACCACAAAATATTTTGATGATGGCGATTCAATTAGAGTTAAACATCTTGGTGAGAAAGTTGAATTAGATGATAAGAAATTTAATACTTGGTTTTATAATAATCTATCCTATATTGATGCTCAAGTTACTCAAGGATTTTTAGTAACTAAAGAACCTCATTTTTTAAAGAAGAATGATATTATTACAATAATACCAAAACAAACAGGAAGTTCCACAGTTTTTAATTTTAGAATTGATACTATTGCTAATGATTTATCGATAACAGCACCATCAGCAATACAAGGACTTGAAGGAAAAGAGTTTGTAATTAAAAAAATTATAACTTATGCATCTAATAATTTTGGTATTGAATCTTTGTTATCTAATATTCAAAATACTTTTTTAGATAACGAAAAAAATACTTATGTATCTTTTTCTGGATATCCTTCTTTTTCAAGTGGTAGTGGAGAATCTTTAGGTGATATCACTAATGTAACTGATAGATCTCAAACTTTTTCCTTTGTTGGTTTAGGAACAGGTGATCAAATTTTAGACCCAATTAATATAAATGATCATAATTTTGTAAATGGAGAAAGAGTTCATCTTACTTTAAATACAACAGGTATTGGATCAACTGCACGACATGGTGTCTCTGGAGTGAGCACTGGATATTACTATGTAAATGTTGTAGATACTGATAATATTAGATTATCTGCAAGTCTTCCTAATTTATATAACAATAAAATTGAAATAGTAAAATATACTGGTGAAGAAGGAGAAATTAAAACTTTAAATCATATAATCAAACCAGCAAAATTATATGATGGTGGTAAATTAAAAAATCAAAATAATTTTAAAAGAATATTCAGAACTCCAAAAATTGAAGAAGTTAGTCTCTTTAATTTAAATACTAAAAATAAAAAAATAAAAGGTGCGATTGGTGTAACATTAAATGGAATTGAATTACACTCTCCAATTTCTAATGATTCTGTTTATTATGGACAAATTAATCACATAAATGTCGCAAATTCTGGTTCACAATTTAATGTTGCAAATCCACCATCAATATCAATAACAGACGATATTGGTAGTGGTTGCATATCTTTTGTTAATTTTTCTGGAAAAATTGAAGAAGTATTTTTAAATACTGCAGGATTTGATTATCCAGAGACACCAGTAGTTACAATAACTGGGGGTAATGGGTCTGGTGCTGTCTGTGAAGCAAAAATGAGAGGATATACTTACTCGAAATCATTTATAGGAAACGATATTGATATATCAAATAATAAATTTTTGGGTGAGCATAGATTTTCTGATGGTGAAGAGGTAACATACTCTACTACTGGAAATCCAATAGGTATTAACACTGGTGTAAATGTTGGTTTTACTACAGATTTACTATCATCAAATACATCATATTTTGTAGCAAAAATAGATGAAAATTCTTTTAGTCTTGCAATTAATAAAAATAATGCTTTAAATAAATCTAATTTAATAGAATTTTTACAATTTGGAACAAACTCACATATTTTCACTTCTAAAAAGATAAGAAAAAAAATTGACAGAATTAGTATTCTAAATGCTGGTTCTTCCTATAGTAATAAAAGAGTATCAATACTATCTCAAGAATATCCACCATCAAATAAAAAAGATGTATTTAGAACCTTTGTAGGGATAAACACTTTTAATAATTACATCTATGCAAAGAATCATAATTTTAAAAATGGTGATAATGTAGAATATACATGCACTGGAACTGAAATTTCTGGATTATCAACATCTAAACTTTACAAAGTTACTATTCTTGATGAAAATAAATTTAAACTAAGTGATGCTGGAACAATATCTACCATCACAAGTTTAAATTTTGATAAAAAAATATTTGAAAATATTTCTAGTGTTGGTGTTGGTATTCATGTATTTAAATATCCAGATATCAAAGTAGAAATTAGTAACACAGTTTCAATTGGAAATACAAATATTACTCCAGATTATTATAAAGCTTCAGCTGAAGTATTAGTTAAGGGTAGTATTTCTAACGTTTTTATAAGAAATGGTGGTGTTGGATATGGAGTAAGTAATATAATAAATTATGAAAGGCAACCAGTAATATCTTTACTAACTGGAAGTGATGCATCTTTATCACCAGTAATAATAGATGGGAAAATAACTAATGTAATTGTAAGTAATCCAGGTAAAAATTATACAACTCCACCTGAATTGGAGGTGGTTGGAGTTGGAGGTACAATTGGCGAATTTGCTAAATTAAGATCTATAGTTGGAACAGGAGTATCTGAGGGTAAAATAATAGGTGTTAAGATAATTAATCAAGGTGCTGGATATGATAAATTTAATACAATAATTAATATAGTTCCTGCAGGAAAAGATGATTTATATAAGGCTGACATATTTGAATGGAATATAAACGCAGTTCAAAGACATGATGCTGTTTTAAACAGTGATAATTTGGAAATGATTCAAGAAAAATCAAATTATCCAAATGCAGGAAATAAAGTTTGTTCATTTTATCCTCCACAAAAATATAGAGAATATTTAAATGATGATAATTCTGCAACTGAACATTCAAAAATAATTGGATGGGCATACGATGGCAACCCAATTTATGGGCCAATTAGTGTCAAGAGCACTGGAATAGGTCTTACATTTATGCAATCTAGTTATGAGTTAGATGTTATAACAGATTTTACCATAAGACCTCCACAATCAAATTATCCTTTTGGTTATTTTACTAATGATTACGTATATAATTCTAAAGGTGATTTGGATGAATATAATGGCAAATTTGTGATTAATAATGATTTTCCAAATGGAACTTATGCTTATTTTACTACTATTGATAATACTATTTTAAAACCTGTTTTTCCATATACTACATTGTTGCATAGAAATGCAACAGATGATTTTAATTATGATTTATTTAAAACACAGTCTGATACTGTATTAAACAGTGGTGATTATAAAAGAAATGTTACCCATTTAGGAATAAATGAAAAAACAAGAAGATACCCTCTTTTATCTGATTCCATAAATTCAGATGTTTTACTTAAAGTTGATGGAATTAAATCATCAAATATAAAAAATATAGAAATTGAAGAATCTGGAACAAATTATAAAGTTGGTGACCAATTAAAATTTAATGATCCGACTATAACAGCTAGAGTTAGTGAAATTTTAGGAAAATCTATAGTTTCAGTTGGAACAACAAATACAATTGTTGATAATTTAAAGTTTTCAATAATTGATAATGAAATCACTGGATTGTCAACTATTCCTCACGGACTTTCCTCTGGTAATATTGTTGAAATTACAGGAATTTCATCAACTCTTTATAAAGATATAGAAGGTGTAAGAACAATTAGTGTAGAGACCCTTACATCAGCTACTACAGAAAATATAGACACATCAGATGTTGGGATAACTACATTTGTGTCATTTTTTGATTCTACTTTAAGTAGAAAATTTAAAATAAATGATGTAATACAAATAGGATCTGAACAACTTTTAATTATTGATCATGATGATGTAAATAATCGTCATAGAGTAATAAGAGGGCATAATTCTACAGTTCCTAGTGCTCATAACTCTGGATCTATAGTAACTAGATTAGAAACTAAATTTACATACCCAATTGAAAAAACTTTGGTGAGTAAAAACTTTGATTTACCAAAAGTAAAATATTTTGAAGGATTAAAATCAGTTGGAATTGGAACTACCGTTACTAAAGTTGCTGTTGGAAGGGTAGGAACTAATCCAGGCATAGGAACAATTTTTAAATCAATTCCACCAAAAGCAATATATTTACCAAATCATGATTTTGAAAATGGTGAAGAAGTTAGTTTAGTTTCTCTAGGATCTACTATTATTGGATCTTCAAATATTGATTTATCTAATTCTTTTGATTTAGAAATATTTGATACATTTTTCTGTGTAAAATTAAGCAGTGAATATATTGGTTTATCCACTCAAAAAGATAGGGTTGGTTTTAATACTAGTCATATATTCTTTAAAGAGGTATTAACTACTGCTGGAGATAATAATAAAATAGAAACTCTTAGTGATAATATAACAGGAAAATTAAGAAGAGTAAATGGTAAAGTAGTTGTTTCAACTTCAACTACAACTGGACAACAGCATGGTCTTTCAATTGGTGATGAATTTAGATTAAACATTACATCAGATAGAATACAAACTTTTGATTTTAAATTTAATGAAACAATTAGAAAATTAGTTGTTAATCCTGTTTCATTTGAATCAACTGATATTGGAGTGGGAACAATCTCATCCAAAATTACAATTAATGAACATGATTTTGAAACTGGAGATGTAGTTGTTTATAATTCTTCAAATCCAGCTACACCTTTAGTTGATAATGGTGTTTATTATGTAATAAAAGACTCTATAGATACGATAAGATTAGCTGAAAATGCTAGTGATTTAATAGTGACACCTTACAATTATATTGGAATTGGGACAACTGGTGCACCTACTCATCAAATATCAAAAATAAATCCAAAACTTAAATTTTATAAAAATAGTAAAATAGAATTTTTAACTTCAGATTCAAGTTTAACTGATTTTGATATAGATTTTTATACTGATGAAAATTTCATATCACAATTAACTAGCAATTTAATTTCAAGATCTGGTATTAATGGTGATGGTGATAGTGAAACTAAAACAATTATTTCTGTTGGAAGTCCTTTACCAAGTAAATTTTATTATAGAATCCAAGGAAGAGAAGATAATTTTACAAAAACATTATCAAATTTTACAAATGATGATGTTCCAAATAATTCTGAGATTGTTATTTTAGATTCAGAATTTAATAATCCATTTAAGGTTGTAGGAATAGGAACAACGACTATTGAGTTTAATCCCACAGGAATTGCAGAAACTAATTTATACCAATCATCTGGATTATCATCAGCATTTTACTCTACAAAATCCACAGGAGAAATCGGTGGAATTTTTAAAATAGATATCTTAAATCGTGGATTCGAATCTACAAAGTTACCAATTTTGACCTCAATAGCATCAACTCAAGGATCTAATGCAATTTTAAAAATAGAAAGTAATGATATTGGAACTGTTAATAGCACAAGAGTTTTAGATCAAGGTGGTGAATTTTCTCCAGATAAAACCTTAAAACCAAAAGCAGATAGTAACGTAATTTTAGAATTAAAAAATGTATTTACTTTAAAATCAATTGGTATATCATCTGGAGGAAGAAATTATACTACTCCACCAAAAGTCATAGTTGTTGAAAATCCAAATATAGTGACTAGAACTTCAATAAATGGAAGTTCAGTTAGAAATGTTGATATTTTATCTAATGATAGCGGATTAACAAAAGACGTAAGAGTTATTCCAACTATAAATTCAAATGGGGTTGTTGTTACTCAGGCACAAACAAATAATTTTGGAACAGTAACTTTATCATTGAGAGCTCCTAATGCAGATTACTCTTCAGAGGGTAGTGGTTTTTATAATCAAGGTGGTAGTTTCCCATTTAAAGAAGGAGATGAGATATTCGTTGAAAATGTTAAAATAACTGATGATGCAGACGGATATAATTCTAGTGATTATGATTATAAATTTTTTACAGTGACTGGTATTAACACTGAGGGTGGTGTAGAAACAGTTTCATATTCTTTAGTTGGTTTAGGAAGCACTGGAGGAACTTATCAGCAAGATAATAACTTTGGTAGAGTTATAAAAAAAGATGATCTAGCAGTTTTTAAACCTGAATTTGAAAAAATTTCATTTTTTGAAAATGAATTAATTACTGTAACAGGAAAAGATGTTTCAGGTATAGTTGCCGAAAGAGGATGGGATTCAGAAGCACAAACATTAAAAGTTTTTGATGTAAAAGGTAATTTTGAAAGAAATGATGATATTTTTGGATCATCTAGCAATAGCAAATCGAAAGTTACTAATCAATTCAAATTTAATTTTGATTTAGACGTTAGTAGCACAGCAAAAAAAGAAAATAATTGGAAAACTAATATTGGAATATTAAATTCAAATATTCAAAAACTTCATGATAATGATTATTATCAAAGATTTGCATATTCAATTAAAGGTGAGGTTCCTTACTTAACATGGAAGAATTCTGTTGATAGTCTTGCACATATTTCTGGATTTAAAAATTTCTCCGATTTGGGAATACATTCGGAAGGTAAGCAAATATTAAAATCAGATGCATCACTTGGTTTAAATGTTAATATTGAAAATGAAGCTTCAGTTCACGAAGAATACAGTTATGATTTAGTTTCTGAAAACACTGATGATCCCAATTTATCAAAACTAGTTACCTTTAATTCTAAAATTTTAACAGACTATAATGAATCAGTTACAAATAAAGTTTTATTAATTGATGATATTAGTCCTCAATTCACTGGTATAGTAACCACCATTGGTGGAGGAGTGATTGGAATATCTAGTTTTAATTTAACAATTAATGGTGAATCTCTATTCCATAAAACATTTGATCCTGCCACTGGTGTCAATACTACTACATCTCATAATATTCAAATACCTAATCATCAATTTAATACTGGCGAAGAATTAATTTATAAACCTTTTAATAATCAACCGATAGGAATAGCAACTACTAGCGTTACAGGTATAGGTTTAACTGATTTATTACCATCTACTGTTTTTGCAATAAGAGAGGATAATAATACAATTAAAGTTGCAGTTGCTGCTAGTTTTGCAAATTCTGGGATTGGAGTTTCATTTACAAGAGGAACAGGAATTGGACATACACACTCATTTTCTGCTTCACCAGTAAATTCTTCTATTAGAGCATTGATTAGTATTGATAATGTTATTCAAAGTCCAGTTGGAGTAACAACAGCAATTTCTGTTGGTCTTGCAACTACTGTTGGGGTAGGTAGTACATCTATTTTCTTAAATGATATTTCAGATATTTCTGGAAAATCACTTCTAAGGATAGAGGATGAAATATTAAAAGTTAATCTTGTTGGAGTAGGATCAACTAATTCTTTAAGTGTTGAGAGAGGTCAAATGGGAACTGTTGCCACTGCACATACAGTTGGTGCAGGAATAACAGTATTAAAAGGTGATTATAGAATTAAAGAGGGAGTAATTTACTTTACCGAAGCACCATACGGGCCAACTGGAATATCTGGAATAACTACATTTTCAACATTTTCTGGAAGAGCATATTATAGGTTAGATTATTCAACTAATGCAATTATTGATGACATATCTGATAGATTTGACGGTTCTACCGATAAATTTGATTTAAGCACAAATGGGCAACAAGTGATAGGTATTCAATCATCTTTTGGTGCTTTCTTGATCAATAATATTTTCCAAAAACCTTTCTTGAACAGTCAAGAAAGTGCAGGAACATTAGATTCTTCAGATTACCAATTAGTCGGAACTGGTCAAACTGTTGATTTTACAGGGACAAGTGGTGATAAAGATTTACCTAGAGGTGGTATTATAAATGAATTTGATGTCGGAATTGGAAGTGGATATCAATCTCCAAGAACAGCTTTACTTAGTGCTGTTGTTTCAGGATTAGGAACTGTTCAATCTGTTGGAATTATAACTGGTGGTGCAGGATACTTGAATGATCCATTAGTTTCAATAGATTCTACTAATGGAGTGGGAGCAGCAATTTCAGCTTTCGTTACTGCAGGAGTAGTAACTTCAGTTGTTATCAATAATGGAGGTAGTGGTTATCTTCCTACAGGAATTTCAACAGGTTTAAGTTTTGTTACTGTAGAACCCCCAAGTCCCTATAAAAATCTTCCATTAACATATGTCGGAGGATCACCAACACAAACAGGATCTGGTGCTGAAATAGACGTTGTAGTAGGAACTGGTGGTAGTATAATATCGTTTGATATGACAAATCGTGGTATAGGTTACGAAATTGGAGACGTTTTGGAATTGGCATCTATACCATTCCAAACAGGAACTGCGACAACAACATTTAAGGTAACTGTTAGAAATAAATTCCAAGATAAGTTTTCTGGATGGTGTTTTGGTCAATTAATTGAACTTGATAGTTTTGCTCCACAGTTTAACGGGTTTAGAAAAACATTCCTAATAACAAGATCACTAGAAACTACAGAATATTATAGTGTTGTTGCAAAAGAAGGGTCTGGAATTATATTACAAAATAATTTCTTAATTTTTGTTAATGATATTTTACAAAAACCAGGTGTTGATTACTTATTTACCAGTGGTACTAGATTTACATTTAGAGAGGCACCTAGAAAGGGAAGTACCTGTAAGGTATATTTCTACACTGGATCTGCAGAAGATTTTAACTCAGTAAATATTGATGAAACAATAAAACCAGGTGATGAACTAAGATTGCAAGCATTTGGTGATGTATCTGGACAAGAAAGTAGAGTAGTGTATGAACTAATAGCAGCAAAAACATTAGAGACACAAACTTACTATGATGTTGGTATATCAACTGATGCTGAATTTGATAGACCAACAGTATGGAGAAAACAAACTGAAGATATGGTGATTGATGGTTTAAAAATTTCTAAAGAAAGAAATTATCTAGAACCTAAAATATCACCAATATCTGGAATTATAAAATCTGTTTCTCCTTCAGATACTAAAATTTATGTAAAAGATAGTTGGTCATTCCATGAGATCGACGGATTAGAGTCAAATCAAAATGATGTTACAATTGTATCATTAGGATCAACACCTTCAGTTGAACGAATAGAAGGTGTGACTTATGAAGGTGACTATGGTGATATTATTGGAATTGGCACTATAACAAGTGGAATAAACACATCTGGGCCAGCAATATTTTTTGATATCAGAACAAGTTCTAATATTTACCCACAAAATACGAATGCCATACAAAATGATGAGAGAGAAATAAGCGGTATTTCTACTGGCGATTATTTTGTAATAGAAAATACATTTTTTGGAAGTGATTCTAGTGGAGTTACTGGAATTAGAACCACCACATCTGGGCCAGAAATAATCGGTGTAGGAACTAATTTCTTAGATAATGTTTATTTTGCTGAAGATATAGTATCAATAGGTTCATCTACAGTTAGAGTATTTTCCAATGTTTTATCAATTTCTGGAATAATTACATCAAGTTCTCCATCTTACCATACTCTAGGTAATTACAGTTGGGGATTTGTTAATGTCTCCAGAAATAATAAGTCGAAATCATTCACTTTCCATAATCAAAATGGCATTTCAGGTATAAACACCTCTGCTCAAGTGATAAGAACATTTGGTCTAAAAACAAAATATTAACAACAGGTATAAATAATCAAAAATCATAGATATCAATGCCAGCAATAATCACTGACCAATATCGAATTTTAAACGCAGAAACTTTTATAGACAGTTTTGTAGGTATTGGTACAACTGGAAATAACAATTATTATACGTTTTTAGGACACCCAAATCCTACTTATACTGATGTTCCAGAATATGGAAATATAAGATGGTTGAGTGAAACACCAAATCCTACAGATTCTTTTAGTCAAGAGAATAGATTCTACGACAGTATGTTATTTTTAAAGAAAGTAACTCCAGATGACGTAAGAAGAGTTATTCATAGATTAGATTGGCAAAATGAGACCATCTATGAGATGTATAAAAATAATTATACACAGGAAAGTATAAGTCCCCAAACAAAATCCACATCACTTTATCCATCCAATTATTTTATACTTACATCAGAGTTTAAGGTGTATGTTTGTATTAATAATGGACAAGACGCAGATAATAAAAAAGGAAAACCATCAAAAATTGAACCCACTCATATTTCAACAAATGTTCCTATAATTGGTTCTGATGGTTACCAATGGAAATATCTTTTTACCATATCACCATCTGACATAGTTAAATTTGTTACTGATAAGTATATACCTTTACCAAAAGAGTGGGGTGATGTAACAACAAAAAATATAAAAGATGCTGCTATAGATGGAAAAATTGAAGCAGTATTAGTTACAAATTTTGGAAATAGTATTAAAATAGATGATGCTGATGGAACAATTTTACTTCCAATATCTGGTGATGGAACTGGTGGAGAAGTGCTAGTTACCGTTAGTCAAACTAAAATTACAAAAGTTGAAATATCTTCAGGTGGTTCTGGGTACACTTATGGATCGGTAGAATTTGTTAATGAAAAAGAATATCCACAAGGTAACAATTCTGCGAAAAAATTAAATATTGGTGATGGAACTGCTAGTTTTGAGGTTATTATTCCACCAAAAGGTGGTCATGGTGCTGATGTTTATCGAGAACTTGGTGCTTACAGAGTGATGCTTTATTCTAAATTTGATAATAGTATTGATGATGGTGCTGACTATGTTACTCAAAATAATTTTTCTCGTGTAGGAATAGTTAGAAATCCAATCAAACACGATTCAACTGAACTTCTAAATAGTACGACTGCCACTAATTTAAGAGCATTAAAATTAAAAGCAGTTGGAGTTAGTACATATTCATTTACTGAAAATGAGGTAATCACACAAGTTTCTAACGCTGGAACCGCAGTTGGTCTTGTAGCTAGTTGGGACGAAAATACTCAAGTATTGAGGTACTATCAACCAGTTGGTTTTTCAACAAGATCTGATTATTCATTTAAACAACTTCAATTTATTGGTGAGGATACCGATGGTACCAATCCACCAATAAAAAATACTAGTAATGCTGTCGATCCCATTGTTGATACTACATTTAATGGACAAACATTGTCACTTGGTTCTAGAAATATTAACTTAGGACAACAGTTTGTCAGTGGAGTTGCTGCTCCAGACATTAAAAAATATTCTGGTGATATCATATACATTGATAACAGAGCACCAGTAACAAGAACATCTTCACAAAAAGAAGAAGTAAAAATAGTTATAGAGTTCTAAACCGATGCCTCAAAATACCAATTTAAACGTTTCACCATATTTTGATGATTTTGTAGATAGTAAAAATTATCACAAGGTTTTATTTAAACCTGGTTTTCCAGTACAAGCAAGAGAATTAACTACATTACAATCAATCCTTCAAAATCAAATTGAAAAATTTGGGCAACACTTCTTTAAAGAAGGGTCAATGATTATACCAGGTGGTACTTTTTATGATGATAGGTATTTTGCGGTTAAAATTGATCCCAATTTTTTAAATATTCCAGTTAATGTATATACTAAATTTTTAGCTGATAATAAAATAGAAATAAGGGGCGAAACATCTGGTGTCGAGGCAACTGTAGTTAATAGAATAACTGCACAAGAATCAATTGACGGATTTGATACTTTATATGTAAAATATACAAAATCTGGTTCAAATGGAACATCTAAAGTATTTCAAGATGGTGAAAACTTAATAACTCTATCTACAATTAATTATTTAAACACAAGTATATCAACAAACAGTCAGTTTGCAAGAACTATTGTTTCTGGATCAACTGCAACTGGATCATCATTTTCAGTAAATGAAGGTGTTTATTTTATACGTGGATTTTTTGTAAAAACAAATGCATCAACAGTAATTTTAGACCAATATAGCAATTTACCTAGTTATAGAGTAGGATTTTTACTAAAAGAAGAAACAATAGGGCCATCATCAGTTAATTCTGATTTGTATGATAATGCAAAGGGATTTTCTAATGAGGCTGCTCCAGGTGCTGATAGATTTAGATTTTCAACAACTTTACACAAAAAATCTCTAGATGATATTGAAGATTTAAACTTTGTTGAACTTTTACGAGTTGAATCTGGTATTGTCAGAGAAATGGTGACAAAAACCGAATATAATATATTTGCAAGAGAGTTAGCAAGAAGAACTTATGATGAATCTGGTGATTATTATATCAGACCATTTTCAGTTAACGTAAGAGAATCACTTAATGATAGATTAGGTAATAGAGGAATATATTTTGATACACAAAAAACACAAAATGGAAACACACCATCAGATGATATTATAAGTTTGCAAGTTTCTTCAGGAAAAGCATATGTAAGAGGATATGAAGTTGATAAATTTTCAACATCATCTATCGACGTATTTAAACCAAGAGAAACAAAATTAGTAGAAAATCAAAGTGTTCCAATTAGAATAGGAAATTCACTAACAATTACGAATGTTGTCGGATCACCAACAGTTGGATTTTCAAATAACGCTAAATTTAAACTTTTAAGTAGAAGATTAGATGCTCAAAAGAGTGTTTCTGCTGATCATGCTTTAATTGGCAATAATATTATAATTGGAGATGCTAGATCCTTTGATTATAGTAGAAAAACTGCTGTTGGTGTTGCAGTTAGTTCTTTTGATTTAAAATTTTATGATCTTCAACTTTACACTGTTTTAACAGTAGCAAATAATTTTTCAGCAACTAGTATTCAAATACCTGCAGATGCACATGTTAAAGGTAAATTTAGTGGATCTGTGGGATATGCGGTAGAAGCAAAAAATAGTGGAAATTCATTATCTCTTCGTGATGTAACTGGAGATTTTCAACTTAATGAACCTTTAATTATCAATGGAAATGAATCTGGTAATAATATTACAGCAATTGTAGATAATAGTTTTGAGGATATCAAAGCAGTGCATAGTTCCGATGGTATCGGATCTGGAAATACAACATTTGCTGCTGATACTTTATTGGATCGTGAGAAACAAATATTTAAAACAGCAGTAGAATTTAATATAACTGCTGTGTCTGCTGGTATTGCAACTGTTAGCGGGCCCGCAGTTCAAGATTTTAGATCAGTTGTAAAGGAAAATGATATCCTTAGTTTTTCTGACTCTCAAAGTGTTGGTGTTCCTCGTTTAGTGAGAGTAAATGGGATAGGTGTTGGAGGGACAGATTTTTCAATCGTCGATGTAGCAGATGTTACTGGAGTTACTAAATCTTTCACTAGTGGTAGTTCGCCAACTGATTTGCTTATTCGTATTCCAACTTTAACTAGAGGAGATGATCCTGGTTTTAGAATTAAATTAGCAGATAGATTTATTTCTTCAATGAATACTTTAGATAGTTCATATATTACAAGAAAACAAGGTACAAAAACTAATTTCTCTAATGCGACTGTCACTTTTAATATTAGTGATATGAGTAGTGGAGATACTACTGATTTATTTTTTGAACCATTTACATCATCAAATTATACTCTAGAACTTCAAACCAGTTCAGATTTTGGTAAAGTTGAAGAACTTTTTACTCCGATGGTTAACGTAGATACGGGAGGAAAAACAGTTACAATTTCTGGTTTATCTGTAGCAGGTGGTAATAATACATCTGCTGTGCTAACTGCTGCAGTGAAGAGAACCTCAATATCTTCAAAAGAAAAATCTCTTGTAAGATGCAATGTTGTAGATGTAGTTAATTCTAGTGATGCCTCATCTGGTATTACAACTCTTACAAAAAATGATGGATTAACTGTAAGTGATGTTTATGGAACAAGAGTTCAAGATAATGAAATATCTTTAAATGTTCCTGAAGCTACTCGTGTATTAGCAGTGCTTGAATCTGATAGTAAGTTAGATCCTACTTTACCAACAATTGGAGTTAGTAATCAAAGTGATACATTTACTAATAATGTATTAGTAGGAGAGCAATTTATAGGTAATAGATCAGGTGCAGTTGCCCGTGTAGTGGTGGTAGGAGCAACTCAGTTATCTTTTGTTTATGAAAATGATGTTACATTTGAAATTGGTGAGAACATCACTCTGAGAACCTCTGGGATACTAGCCACAATAACTACATTAGTTCCTGGTAGTAGAAATATAAAAGATAACTACACTTTAGATGATGGGCAAAGATTAGAATTTGCAGATTTTTCTAGAATTGTAAGAAAAGAAAATACAGAAAATCCAACTCGTAAGTTAAAAATTGTTTTTGACAAATTATTAAATAATGAATCCACAGGAAATGTTGAAACAGTTAATAGTTATGTTACACTTAACTATTCTAAAGATATACCATTTGTTTTTGATAGATATGCTTCTGATTTTATAGATTTTAGACCTAGAGTTGCACCATATACTGGTGGTAGTAATTCACCATTTTCATATGCTTCTAGATCTTTTAATAGTTCTCGATCTGAATCGATAGTATCTAACAAAAGTGTAGTGGTTGATTATTCATATTATCAAGGAAGAATTGATAGATTATATTTAACAAAAGATGGAATATTTACAGTAAAAGAAGGGAAATCTGCAAGAACTCCTAGATTACCTTTACCAAATGAAGAAGCTTTTGAAGTT